AGAGGTAGAAGGGAGAAATGTAAATGAATAACGCCATACATGTTTTAGACCACGGACTAGTACGATTAGTAGAGCACATGGGGTCAGATTTGAGTATAGTGAGGTCGGCACGAGTGTCATACGGTGCGGAGTGGAGGGCTGGTGAGGACGATGGCAAAGATGCCAAGCTTCTTAATTATCTGATTAAGAATAAGCACACATCACCCTTTGAAAGCTGTGTATTCACGTTCGAGGTAAAGGCGCCTATATTCGTATTCCGCCAATGGCATAGGCACCGTACATGGAGCTTCAATGAGATTAGCGCTAGGTATGCTGAATTACCAGAAGAGTTCTACGTACCAGAACCTAAGAACTATGGGGTTCAAAGTGCTAGTAATAAGCAGATGCGTGATTTGTCAGATGGGGTTGATGGGTACAGTGCCGACGACTGGGAAAAGTTCCTGCGGTGGGAGCGAGAGCAACGTGAAATGATGGAACAATGCTTTGTTCTTTATCGCAAGCACATAGCAGAGGGCATGCCTAGAGAGCTAGCAAGAGCAGTACTGCCACTAGCGACCTACAGCCACATGTTTGCCACGGTAGACCTGCACAACCTAATGCACTTCTTACGACTGAGATTGCATAGCCATAGTCAGTATGAAATCCGTGTGTATGCAGAGGCAATGCTTAAGTTAATTGAACCTCTAGTACCACATTCAGTAAATGCATTCAAAGAGCACGTGCTTGGGGGTTTAGTATGACGCCATTTACCAGAGTTGACATGCCAAAGGAGTACACCAATGTACCAAGCCTTATGGCCTCTTTTGGTATCACAGAGCAAGAGGCAATCGCCTATGCTACTAGGTACTCTCAACTGACAGTCTACTTGAATGATAAGTATCAGGTGATGGTGTCAGAGGTCATGGATGTCCCAAACTTTCCTAGTGTGATTCATCTATCCATTAAGAACCTTAACAACGAGGCGGTTCATGACTGGAGAGACTTGCAGTCCATAAAGAATATGCTTGTCGGAGAAGAGAATGAGGGCATAGAGATATACCCTGCCGAGGAGAGATTAGTTGATATGGCTAACCAATATCACTTGTGGGTGTTCGCTGATAAGAAGGTGCGAATTCCTATTGGGTGGAATAAAAGAATGGTTAGCGGGTCGGAGAGGGCAAAGGCTGTAGGAGCTAACCAGAGGGACTATAGCGCTTAAATAAATTTGCAATCAATTGCACAACACTTGACAAACTATTTTAATATGTTATTATAGATACATACAGAAATTAAATAGCACACGGAGGTGCGAAGTGGCGATAGTAATAAAATCAAAATCAAAAGCAGTAGACCTTTACCCTTTTGGAGTACATGGAACTAAGTCCAAGGGCAGTTCAAGTATGAAAGAGGTACTCGGAGGTAAAGGTGCTAATCTGTGCGAAATGTCCAACATAGGAATAAGAGTACCAGAAGGTGTTGTTATCCCAACCCAGTACTGTGTTAGTTACCTATCCAACGGGGCAATATCCAACAAGATAATGCTCTCCACCATCATGGAGGGGGTGCTAGTCGAAGTTAGTGCCATTGAAGATGCTGTTGGGTATCAGCCATTATTTTCAGTGCGCAGTGGTGCAAGAGTATCAATGCCCGGAATGATGGACACGATTCTTAATGTAGGGCTGACTACTAGCAACTTGGATGAATGGGTAGATAGAATTGGCTTAGTGCCAGCACTAGATAGTTACCGTAGACTAATCCAAATGTTTGGTAGTGTTGTTGGTGGGATAAAGCTTGAAGCGTTTGAGGACATCCTCAAAGAGACAGGTGCGGCTGACCAGCCTACCGAGGAGACGCTAATAGAAACCATACATCGCTACAAAGAACTATACCTAGACTGTACGGCTACCGACTTCCCAGACACTTTAGAAGAGCAATTAGAGAAGTCTATCATTGCTGTATTCGAGTCATGGGATAATGATAGGGCAAAATCCTATAGAAAGATTCACGATATTCCAGAGGATTGGGGTACGGCAGTAACAATTCAGCGTATGGTCTTTGGTAACATGGGCGATGATTGCGCCACTGGGGTTGTATTCTCACGAGACCCGTCAACTGGAGAGAACATTCCGACGGGGGAGTACCTAGTGAACGCTCAAGGTGAGGATGTTGTGGCAGGCATTAGAACCCCACTACCACTAATAGATATGAAGGGGTGGCATAGTGACGTGCTAGACCAGCTATGTATGACCCTAAGTACACTAGAACATCATTACAAAGATATGCAAGATGTAGAGTTCACGGTAGAAAAAGGTGTGCTTTACATACTGCAAACTAGGGCAGGAAAGAGGAGTGCAAAAGCCAGCATAGTAATCACTCATGACCTACTGTCTGGTGGGTTTATTACAGAGGAACAGGCTAGGGAGCGGTTGAGTCTTGACCTGTTATCCAAGTCAATGACCTCTACGGTGAAAAGCACCTTTACCACACCGCCTGATGTTGTGGGTATTCCTGCTGGTGGAGGGGTTGTAAAAGGTAGAGTAGCTACCTCGGCTCAAATAGCACTAGGGGTTCCAGCACCTACAAAAATTATCTTAGTAACACAGGAAACAAACCCAGACGACATTGCAGGTATGCATGTCTCAGTGGGAATCCTAACAGCTACCGGAGGGCTGACCTCTCACGCGGCAGTGGTTGCTAGGGGTATGAACAAGGCATGCGTAGTAGGAGCCACCCAGTTAGAAGTGAAAAATAACAAGGTGTATTGCAATGGTGAACCGATAGCACAGGATGGAGACGAGTGTTGTATAGACGGTGCAACTGGCAATGTGTGGTTCGGGAAGGATGTGCCAGTTGACGCAGGAGGGGTGATTGCGGAGGCCTTTAGTCTAATCAACTTATTAAGTAATGGTAGGCCAATGCTGGTTGACGTTGACGTTAAAGCCCCAAACTATGGGCTGGTTGATGTGTCAGGAACCGTCATATTACGTAGCGCCTCTTTAGAGAGCGATGATGTACCAGACGAGCTTATTGGGGATATTCTGGAGAAGGCCAAGGAAATGTATGGTAGTGGGCTGATAGTTGAGCTTGAACCTCTTGGCTACCTAGATTCGACGTTTGGTGTTGTGCAGTCAATGGTGAGCAGTAGTTATGTATTTAATTACGTGCTGAGAGTTGCAGGGGTGATGAGGGCTAGATGTATTGATGCTCAGGTCATACTTCCAAATGTAGGTAGTGCTAGTAAAGGAGATGCAGAGGCCTTATCTAATGGGCTGAATGTTATCCATGCAGTCAAGGACATGCAGAGCCTTTCAGAGTGTGCTGGAAAGACCGTTGTAGTATCCTCGGGGTGGTCTGCTTATGGGGAAGAAGAGGCAGTAAAAGTAATCATAGGAGCAATGAGCGGGAACGTACTTACCGTTGATAAGTACTGGTATGATGGGATTGCATAATGGCATTAGCGTTAACAATGAGAGACGGGCACAAGGTAATGATTGGGGCATCCACCTATACAGTGGTTGATGTACTTAACGGATTAGAGTTCTCCATAATTGGACCTAGTGGGAAATTTGCAATCAATTGCAATTCATGGGTTGAGATTGCTGATGGCGTAAAGGTTCAGGCAGGTATACCTAGGAACGTAGCAGGTGTGTTAGTAAGATTGGTGATAGACGCCGATAGAAGTATAAATATCTTTTTAGTTAAATAGGAGAGCAGTATGGCTGGAGAAGCATGTATTACGGTTAGATTTGGGACAGTCCATGGGACTATATTTGGTGGCCCTTTTGTAAAGGCCCCACGCGGGGCACGTCGGATGGTCACAGTAAAGATGGCTAAGGAGATTTCTGCCCCTCACGACATCAGCATCCCTACAGAGGACTTCAATGTGCCAAGTATGGGGGACATGAATGCTGGTGTTCTGGAGGCACTAGCACTTATGGCTGATGGCAATGACCTATATGTTGGGTGTTGGGGAGGCATTGGCAGAACCGGATTATTCATGGCTGTGATGGCTAAGATAATGTTTGCATACCACCAACAGCAAGTTGCGCCTGTTGCATTTGTTAGAGAAAAGTATAATCAACACGCAGTAGAGACTGCACAGCAAATGAGGTTTGTTGATGATTATGACGTAACTGGTGCTATAAAACTGCTCGAAGACCTACAACGTGGCAGAACCAAGGTGGTAGTTAAGGAAGTGACCAAGGAAGTGTACCGTGATGTTGTGCGTAATACTCTATGTGAGCGCGTTAGTGGTGCTGTGTCACGGACAATGAAATCAATACTTGACAAACTATCGTAATATGGTATTATAACCATATAGACACATATACCCAAGGAGGGGTGATGAAAACGTTAAATAACAACACAGCAGAGTTCTTGTTACGTGGTAGGTACAGTTGCAAGCCACATAACTTGTCTCACTACCACCTATCAGGTGTTGTCTCAGCAATGAAAAGTGCAAAGCTACCAATGCTCTCGCCAGAAATGTCAGCCTTGCAGTTCTACTACCTGAATCATGCTGTAGCAGAATTGTCATCCCGTAATACCGGACTAGTGGAGTTATCCTCAGAAGGTAAGAAGTTAGCTAACCTGTATCAGGATTCCATCGCCCAAATTGGAACTAGAATGTTTTTCTACTTGTTACTTATATGCACTAGGGAGTCTAGGCATGAGAGAACAAACAGAAATGACAAATACTGGATTGCACTACAGGGCAAATACGGTGAAGCTTTCGTAAAGTTTAGCGATAGCATAGAAGGCACAGGCTCTGAGACAGCAGTTAATAAGTTCCAGAGTTCAACGCCAGATACTACCTTAGGTAATTATACCAAGGGACTATGCGAGGTGTTTTACACAGGAGACTTCCATAAATCCTATGGTGGTAAGCCTTGGGGTGACATTGCGGCGTGTCTGCATAGTTACGTGTCAGGCGGTACTTCTTTAGAGGCCATGGTAGACACAGCGTTTACATTGGCTCACAACAATGGACCTATATTTAACAAAGGTCTGTACTTTCTCCAGTACAACGGCTTAATTTATAAGATATTAGACGTACAACGGTCAGGGCAAATACCTCAGCTAGTAACATGTGAGAACGTAGGTAAAACCACAGACGATATAAAATTGGCGGAGGCTACAGCTATAAGTGCTCTAGGTGAATCATTTGGTAAGGGGTATGTTGACTGGTTTAAGGTTGAGGCCCTTGGGTCTAAGCATCAGTATCCCTCAGAGAAGAAAGCACAGGTTCAACTACATGGTGAGCCCGTTAAGATGAAAATGAAGTCCCCAGTATTAGTAGGATTATCTGTAAGTGATGATGTACAGGTGCTTAACGATATTGGGTTAGGGTCAGTAAAAATAACACCTACCATAGGGGTGCAACTAGTGGAGAATAACCGTGAGTAATATACCAAAAAGATGTTTCGAGTCACATCCCCCTCTTATGATAGGGGAGTTCAAGGTATATGGTGGCTCATGTATGTACCCAGTTGTGAAAGACGCAGACGTGTATGTGGGTCTTGACCACAGTATGGCGGAGTCTAGTAAGGTCTACCCTTGGGAGTCAGGGCACTCATTCCAGTACAAGATTCATGATATGAGAGCACCGTCAAATCCATCTACTTTTAACCAGTTAGTGCAGTGGTTAGCTGTGCAGGTACGACTAGGGCATAAAGTGCATATCGGGTGTATAGGTGGTCACGGCAGGACGGGCACAGTACTAACAGCTCTGGTGTACGTGATGACGGGTAACACTAAGGCAATAGAATACGTGAGAGAGAATTACTGCGAAAAGGCTGTTGAGTCAACAGAGCAGATTAAATTCTTGATGACTCATTTTGGTCAGGAGGAGGCTAAGCCCACTAAGGAGGATATGTTCTCTCATTACAGAGGTGCTCACCACTCTACACGTATGGACAACCACCCAATGCCTAGGACGGTTCTAAAGAGGGGCGGTGTTGATAGGCACGTCAGTGTAGCTGTTAATCCAAAAGATAATATTAGCTTAATTTGGGCTAACCCTTGACAAACTATTTTAATATGGTATTATAACTATATATTAAATATTTAAGTACATGGAGGTACAAATGGCAGTAACTTTTAAAGGGCACCCAAAGGATGTACTAATGCATTACGTTGATGACGGGATAAAGGCAGTAAATTCTAAGGAAGAGCCTAAGTCTGTAGTATCGCCAACTGTGCTGTTTGAGGCTGTAGGGTTACCATCACTGAGCAATGACTTGGGTGCTAAGGGGATGTATGCCAGAGTAACTGCAAGTAGGGTGTACTTTTATAAGGGCATGGTAGTAGTGGCATCTGTGCAAATACCCTCAAATCCAGAGATGCATTTAAAGTTGTCGGCTGGGTCGGTTGACGGAGCACCTCCATCTTGGAGACTAGCTATGCAGGACAGAATACAGAAAGCACTTGTAGGACTAGATATTGAAACTAAGTACATCAGTACGGCGACCTCTACACTAATTGGTATTGATTATGGTGATATGGATAGCACTGATGTGAAAACTTACTATGACAGTACAGGAAAATTGGTAATGCAAAAGGAGAGCGATGTGTCAACCATAAATGTGTATAACAGTCTAGGAGACGCACCAGCTATTGCCAAGACAAGCCTGAAAGCGGCGACACATATCTACCAGCAAGTGACGTCCACGAGCAAAAACTCTGTGTATTACTTCTTGGCAGAATTAGAAAATGATTTAAGAATATCAGTAAGAAGGAACACTAACCTAAGCATTAGGGCTGAGGGCAAAGGTTTAACAAACCAGAAATACATAGAAGCCATGACTAGCCTAGGCATGAAAAAGTCAGATAGTGGTGACTATTATAGTGCGCACTACGGGGTGGCAGGGGATGTAAGTGTTTGTGAGAAAACTATAGGTGCATTGTTATGGTCACTTGGCCCTAGCAACATTATTAGGGTTGGGGACATAAGAAAGATTGGAGCGTCAGTATGAGAGAGTACAGCGTAGGGGACGTGATTACCTTTGGTAAGTTGTTTGTGTTCAGCGACTCACACGTAATTGGCACTATAACCAGAGTAAAGTCAAAGAAGACGGTTGACCTAGATTTAAAGTTTGAGGGGATATTCCTTCGGTCAGTAACATTACCAGTTGGAGCTTTAGGGGATGGCAAATGAGTACCATAGAAGAAGGATTTGAACACGTAGCCGATTGCCTTGGTATAGCTATTACCGTAAATAATGGAGTTCTACTCCGTAAGGAAGTATCGCGGTCAGCAAAGCTAAATGATAAAGTTAACCTATCAATGTATCTGACCCCAGTAGCCGTATTTGCTAATGAGCAAGTAGGGGTTCTGGTGAAGGCTTGCGGGGCGTTACATATCCTATCAGCGTATTATCCTAAGACAGGAAAATTAAGCGTATTTTTGATTGACGCGGCGAAGGGCAAGAAATACATATCTGACCTACGTGGTATAATAGATACACAGGATACCCTACGGGATGCGATAGACGCATTAGGTGATTCAGTATGTTCTGCATACCACTTGGAAAAAGGTAAATGGGAAAAACTACAATTGAATACGGGCGGTTAGAATGCTAATAGTATGGTCTGGGTCTAAGGTCAATGAGATACGTGATGTAGTAGGGCAGATTATCGCAACCACGTGTATACCACATGAGGTTAGAAAAGTAAGCGGTGGACCACCAGAGGTCAATGATAACGATGTGGTATTGGCATGCGGTGGCAAGGCCGTGGAGATACTGCAAAACATAGGACTAGTGCCCAAGAACAGGACAGTTGGTTCTCTCAGAGAAAAGGTAATAGTTGTAGAACCATCTAACCCCAATAGCGCCAAGATTCTAGTCACCTACGAGCCTTCTATTGTTGGTAAGGACTACTCTAAACTACCTGAGGTACAGTGGGATACACGTCTAGCATGTAGGCTACACAACAATGGAAACATTGAGCCAGTGATTGGTGATTACCGGTATGTTGATTCACTGCACGATGCTATTGGATTCATTGACGACAGCGAAGAACCAGTTGACGTAGCGGTAGACCTAGAGACTGTTGGTCTTGATGAGTATGACACAGATGCTTACATTGTATCCATATCATTCACCTATAAAGAGGGCGAGTCTGATGTTGTGTACTTCACTAAGGATGAGCACCCAGTAAAGCCTAGGGATGGGGTTCTATTCGACGACCTATCTTATTGGGAGCAGTTGTGGGTACAGATACACTGGATACTGACCAGTCCTAAGGTAAGAGTGCGTGGTGCTAACTTTAAGTTCGATAGCAGGTGGATGAACAAGAAGTGGGAGATGCAGTGCAGTAACTTCACCTTCGACACTTTGCTGGTTGGTACTTTGCTGGACGAGAATGTATCTAATTCGTTAAAGCTACATGCAAAGATTCACACTCCTTTAGGCGGTTATGACACAGAGGCAAAAGGGTACGATTTCTCTCGGGTAGACTTAATACCTAAAAATGTACTATTGCCCTACGCTGGCGGGGATACAGACGCCACTCTACGAGTAGCTAATGTATTCAGGGATAAGCTGTTGAAGAATGACAGGCTGGCAGGGTTCTACATGAACGTGTTGCACCCATCCTCACTGGTATTCGAGAAGATGGAGAGGAATGGCATAGCAGTTGATGTTGAGTACTACTCAAAACTAAAAGAAGAGCTACTAGCGGCAAAGGACAGGCTAGAGCAACTTATGGTTGGGTGCCTACCTACCAATCTATCTGTTAAGCATGCCACTAGGATAGAGAAGGCCTACTCAGAGGGAAAGAACCCTATGACACCTGCTGTGCTAAAGGACTACTTGTTTACTGATGAAGGTCTTGGATTAAAGCCATTGATGGTGACAGAAAAGACTAAAGAGCCATCCACTGCTGTTGACCACCTCATGATGTTCAGTGACAACAAAGAGGCAATGGAGTTTATCACCCACTACAAAGAGTATGGGTCGGTTACCAAAACCCTCAGCACTTATGTAATTGGCTTCTTAAAGCATCTACGCAGTGACGGGATGTGGCATCCTAGCTACATGTTATTTAGGGGTGGCTATGGCGACGACGATGATGACTCAGGGGCAACCACAGGTAGGACGTCAGCAAAAGACCCAGCAGTGCAGTGCCTTGTTGGTTCTACGTTAGTGATGACAAACTTCGGGTATTTGACCATTAGGGAAATTGTTGAGGGGTATGAGGACGGGGAGGATTATGAGGTACTTACCCACACTGGTAGGTGGAGAAAAGTAATAGGGGTATTTAGGAACGGTGTACAGCCTGTGTTTGGTATATCGTCTGAACGTGGTATAATAAAAAGTACAGAGAACCACCCATATCTAACTACTAAAGGGTGGGTTCGTACCGATAACCTTAAAGTAGGGGATATAGGCTATGCCATTAAAAGGGACTGGTATTCAACACAGGACTCAGAGCTATACAAGCCCAACGTATTACAGTTGGTCAGCAATGAAGAATCGGTGCACAAGCAAGACCAGCAAAGATTGGGAGAGGTACGGGGGCAGGGGAATAACAGTCTGTCAGAGGTGGATGGCGTTCAGCAACTTTCTGGAGGATATGGGGGAGAAGCCAGAGAAGGGAATGTCCATAGAGAGATTGGATGTGAACGGGAATTACGAGCCACAGAATTGCATTTGGGCAACTCCGAAAGTTCAAGGAGCCAACAAGGCAAACTCCAAGATGATAACTCACAATGGAGTTACAAAAACAGAAGCTCAGTGGGCAAAAGACGCGGGTATTACACGAGGGAAGCTTCACTACCGACTATCGAAGGGGATTCCAATGGAGTTAGCCTTGATGAAGGGGAAGGCATCGAACTCAGGATTTTTCAAGAAGCCATTATTACTGGAATAGAGCCTTGCGGTGAGGAGGAGACTTTTGACCTAACAGTAGAGGGTAGCCATTCTTTTGTAGCTAATGACTTAGTAGTGCATAACACTATACCTAAACATACGGTATGGTCCAAGAAGCTACGCAGGGCTATTATACCGCCGGAAGGCCAGACTATCCTACAGTGCGATTTTAGTCAGGGCGAGTTAAAGATTGCGGCCTGTGTAGCCAATGAGCCGACCATGATTAAGGCTTACTTGGAAGGCATTGACCTTCATGCTGTAACAGCGGCACAGCTTAATGGGTACGAATTAGAAGAGTTCCTAGAACTTCCAGAGGAATTGAGGGATGAGTTGCGGTCATCTGGTAAGGCTGGTAACTTTGGTCTTCTATACGGAATGGGGGCTAACGGATTTAGGGAGTACGCGGCGGCATCCTATGGTGTTCAGATGACAGCAGATGACGCTGTGCAAAAACGTGATGCCTTCTTTGCACTGTACTCTAGGTTGTTGGAGTGGCATGAAGAGGCAAGGCAGTTTGCTAAGGACAACATGGAGGTAGTATCCCCTCTTGGTAGAATAAGGCACTTGCCATTGATTAACAGTAACGATAACGCAGTACGAGCACAAGCAGAAAGACAGGCAATAAACTCCCCTATACAGTCCACTTTGTCGGACATGATGCAGTTAGCCATGGTCATCTTTGATGAAACTTATGGGCAAGATATTGCTAAGATGTTCTTGATGACACATGACTCAATAGCACTGTACATTCCTATAGGGCAAGAGGAGTTGTGGGCGGAGAGAATGACCACGATAATGGCTAACTTGCCATTGAAAGAGTTATTCGGGTGGGCGCCACAACTACAGTTTACTGCGGATGCAGAGGTGTCAATGCCAGATGCAGATGGGGTAAGAAGTCTAGCTTCTCTAAAGAAAATGAAGAACCTAAAAATGCCTAAGTAGCATTTGCAATCAATTGCACTAGCTATATTGCTGGGAGCACAATAATGATGTACCATCACCAGATGATAAATGTAAGGTACATCTATGAAGACCGTATGCCCCCACTGTGGTAGCATTAACGCAAGGTACGTGACAGACAGAGTTGATGTAATCCTGAAATGTTTATGTGGATACCACAGGGTTGTAGCAACCACGCTACAGGAAATGTCTATCGAGCATAGAGAGACCAGAAAAGAAATAACACTGCCTAGGCAGGGTAGCAGGTTATGGTACTGTTTGATGGCATTAAATACCATAAAGACAGGAACAACGGCATCCATACACACCACCATGAATAGATTGGCTAAAGAAGAGCAGTCAATGTCAGAGGTGGCTAGCCAGTTGACTGTACTACGGTACAAGGGGCTTGTATCGGTGCTAGAGAATAGAAAAGGAACATCTGGTGGTTCTGTTTGGGAGCTGACGGATGTGGCTAAGAAATTAACAGGTGTTAGTACTGAGAGGGCATCATGAATAACGCAATTAAGAAACCAGCAAAAGGTAAAATCATAATGGCAGGAAAAGTTGTTCGTAAGGCGGACACAAAAATTGCGGTGCCAGACTTACTATACCAAGAAGACGATTTTATTGACTACTACCTATCCACTAACGCTAAACAGCTAGGGGTAATAGTTCCGCCATTTAACCCAAAAACTTTGAAGGCACTGACCACAAGGAATAATGTACTGGCTCAGGCTATTGCGGCTATGAACGCTAACATTGATTCAACTGGATGGACAGCAGAGCCAGTTGACCCTCTGGAGAAAGATGAGACAGAGAAGGCGTATCTGGAGGAGTTCTTCTCGGAGCCATACCCTAATAAGAGTTTTACCGCAATGCGTAGAAGCTTGAGGGAAGACATAGAGGGCGTTGGCTATGGGATACTAGAGGTATTAAGGTCAATGGACAACGAGATTGTAGCCCTAAGGCACATAGATGCCACCACTATGAGGTTGTGCAGACTTGGAGAGGCAAGGGCAACTAAGAGGACTCTGAGGCGTAAGGGTAAGATAGTTGATTTTACGTTCATAGAGCGTGGTAGGATATACGTCCAGAAGGTTGGAACGAAATTTATCTACTTTAAAGACTTCGGAAATACAGACAAAATCAGCAGGTTGTCCGGGGAAGTAGTACGTGAGGGCGATACCACCGATTTGGCTACAGAGGTACTTTATTTCAAGTGTGAGAGTGACATAGGAACTCCCTATGGTGTGCCTAGGTGGATTAACCAACTTCCATCAATTGTAGGCTCAAGAAAAGCAGAGGAGTACAACCTAGACTTCTTCGACGCTGGTGGTGTACCTCCGGCAGTTGTGTTTGTGCAGGGTGGCACCCTAGCGCCTGATGTGAAGACACAGTTAGATGGGTTCTTCTCCAGTAAAGGTGCATCAAAGCATAGGGTTGCTGTTGTAGAAGTGCAGTCCTCTAGTGGTGACTTGAACAGCAATGGTAGCGTTAACGTTAGCACTGAGAGGTTTGGCGACTCTGCCTCTACGGACTCTATGTTCTCTAATTATGATAAGTCATGTGAAGAGCATGTTCGTGTTGCATTTAGAATACCACCGTTATTCTTGGGCAGGGCACAGGACTATAATTTTGCCACAGCCCAAACAGCCTACATGGTTACAGAGGCTCAGGTGTTTCAGCCAGAAAGAACGGAATTTGATGACGCACTAAACGTGACCATAATTAGGGCCATGGGGATTACTAAGTGGAAGTTCAAGTCTAATCCATTGACTATGAAAAACGTTGACGCACAGTTGAAGTCAATAGAGCTAGTTAAGACAATGGTAGACCCAGAAGAGCTTGTCGCCACTGTGAACACTGTATCTGGATTAAACCTTCGTTTCTCTAAGAAGGCTTTAGAGCTTTCTAACAGTCTGATAACAGCGGCAACAACTAGGTTAACTACCACTCAAGATGGTGATAACGTGAAGGCACAAGAGCTACAAAAGCTTGCCGGAGACTGGGCTGTATCGGTTGGTCTGGTGGAAGGCGATATTAGCGAGGCTGTAAAGAATAGCGTTGTAGAGGCCGTGCAGAATCTATCTGGAGACTCGTTGTCTTTGTTCAACTCCATCATATCTAACTCGGTTTTCGGTACGCCCACTTTTACCACTCATAAGGCAGAGTGTGGGTGCTCATCCTGTGCGAAATAAATGACTGTTAAGATAGAGACAATTTTACAGATAGAAGAGACATTAGCTAGGAGGCTAGTGTCAAGTATGCGCACATACATGGTTTCTGTTGTTAAGCAGTTACTAGTACTTACCGCCGATGGCAAATGGGATGAGGCGTATGGTGTGGCTACTGCCATTGATGTGGCTTCTGTACTGAGCGCTAACGATAAGATTATTGATGTCTCATCTTTCGCGGCTATGAAGTTCGGGGCATCACAGCTAGGTGAGCCTACCATAACCAAGGATAGCACCGAGGAGGTAAGGTCCAAGGCCAACTCTGCATTTGCGACTATGCTGATAAAAGCTACCCAAAAATCAATAAGCGATAGTTTAGTAAAAGACTTAGACGACATAAAAAAGTCTAGGATTGACGGTGCGTTTGAGGTTAAAAAGGAAGACACCATCCTACGACCATTCCAGTCATTTGCAGAGGATGCAGATGCATCGTTAAAAATGGCCTCTCAACTCCACACTAGCAGGTTGTCCTCTATTGGGTTCACCGCAGAGGCAGATATTAGGGGTGTGGCACGGTACAAGATAAACGAGCAACTAGACATCAAGGTATGTCCTGTCTGCGCTGAGATGCACGGTAAGGTATTTGAAGTTGAGGCGGCTAGGGAATCCCTAGAGACTATCATAGGTGTATCAGACTCAGAAGAACTAAAGACCCTACAGCAATGGCCCTCACAAGATACTAAGAGTGTAGAAGCTCTAAAGGTAATGAGCGCTAATGACTTGGTTAAAAAGAATTGGCACTTACCACCGTATCACCCCTACTGTAGAGGACTGCTAGTTGCAGAGTTTGCAGAGATTCCTGTTGTGCCTCTTGAAGAGGAGCCTAGGTACTTGACGGAAGACCCTAGTACACTACTAGAGTCTTTCATAGGTACTGATGTGTACACAGCGGCATTTGATTCCGGTAGCAAGGAGCTTGTCAAGGAAGGCATAGGCGATGTAAGGCTAGCGGCTATTCAGGACTGGCTAGGATACAACCGGCTACCAGTTATGGCCTATAAGCGGGAGATTGACGCAACTGTAAAAGCTGGCGGTATTGAGGTAATGAGAGGCCTAACAGCAACTGACACAATGACTGCTAAGGAATTGGTGGCGGAATTCAAGTCTGGAAGAAATTACGCTGGTCTTGGCGTGTACGGTAATGGCACCTATACCCTAACCTTCAAGGATGCAATATCTAGGGCTAAAGAGGCAGCCACAGAGGAAGAGGCGCTCGCTATACAGGAAAAAGCTAGGGTAAGTAAGAATGTGATATTCAATACCTACGCTAAAGGCATAAAAGATGGGTTAGTACGAGGTGTACTACCTGTATCTGCTAGGGTGATAGAGAAAGATAAGCTAGAGCAGTTACTGGCAGAAGATAAAGTTGTGATGGAGTACAAGTACAGGTACGAGCCAGAGACCCTAGCTAAGTTCCGCAGGATTACTGCTGACCGTAGCTGGTATGCCGCGCTCAAAGGATACGATGCTATTCATGTGGCCTCTAGGGACATAATGGTAATACTCAATAGGAATGTATTGCAGGTGCAACGTGGAGTTGTAGACATTAAGCATGTTAAAGGGGTTGAGCTATGAGTTTCGTCAGCGATAGCGGTAAGTACATAACACCCCACATGAGCAGATTGCTTGGGCTAATCGCACAGAGTCTCGATGAAAGAGACAGGCTAAAGCTTCAAGAAGAGTATGACACAGCAGAATCAGATAGTGATTTAGCTCACTGGGTTGTAGAGCATCCTATAAAAATATCCTCATAAGACAGTTGACAGGTAATAGCATAAGCTGTAAAGTTTGTGCAATCAATTGCACTGGACATAGCATGCATGAAGTAGTTTTAAAGGTGGCTGTAGAAGATGAACGCTTAGTGTTCGCGGAAGTCTACGCCCCTAACATCCTTGACACGGACGGTGAGTTTATGACCGCTCCGGAAATCAAAAAGGCCGCATACAAGTTTATGCAGTCTTTATCCCTAAAGAGCATTGATGTACAGCACGATAATAATCTTGTTGACGGAGCATGCGTTGTAGAATCATTTATTGCTAGAGCAGGAGACCCAGAATTCATAGAGGACTCATGGGTTGTTGGCATACACGTTGATAACGATGATGTGTGGGCGGCTATTAAGGCCGGAGAAATCAACGGGTTCAGTATGCAGGCAGAGGTATACAGGGAAGAGGCGACTCTTGAGATGGTTGTACCACCTGTAATAACCGGAGAGACGTCTACAGCAGAGGATGGTCACAAGCATGATTTTTACGTGACTTATGATGCAGAAGGAAATTTTGTTGGTGGTGTCACAGGTAGGGCAGAAGATGGGCACTCCCATAAGATAGTTCGTGGTACTATTACAGAGGACACGAATAGCCACCACCACATGTTCAGTTTTGTTGAAAATTTGGTGGTATAATAATTGTGCAATCAATTGCACTGTTGTTAGGAAGTAGTAGTATCTGTTAAATTTATCTTATTGAGGGATTGTTATGAGCAAAGTTACGGTTGATGCTGTTGAACTAAAGGACGCTAACGTAACCCACATTTCACTTGTGAAACGGGGTGCTAATAGAATTCCATTCAGGGTTGTAAAAGAAAGTCAGGAGACTAAAATGATTAACATTGATTTAAGCAAGGTGCTAAAAGGCGCGAAAGTAGAGGCTCAAGCTCCTGCTGTGGTAGCTCCATCAGTTGTCGCTTTCGTAGTATCTAAAGCTAATCTTACTGATGGCGTAATGACAGCGATTAAAGAAGCTGGCTACTCAGTGGATAACGTAGTTGCCCGTGAAGACGGAACTTGCGTTGTTAAACAAGGCGATATGGAAGTGGACTTTGAGAACGACTCTATCCTACGTATCAGCGAAAACTTAGTTGCGGTATGTAAAGGCTATGAGCCATACGAAACAGAAGAGCTAGGTCTGGTTGAGGTGATTAACGCTCATTCATTCTTCCCTTCACTTTACAATGCTTGTGATGCTTTACGCGAAGTATCTTATGAGGCGCTGAAAATGGCGGCAACCCCACAAGAAGCTGTTGCGGCACTTGGACCAATATTGGACGAGTTCAAGGGCTATATCCTGTCAATAGCGTCAGCGATTCCATCAGCGGTATTCAAGATGGACGATGCTGTTACAGAGGCCTTAGCAGTTAAAGAACAAACACCAGAAGAATCACTAGTAGTTCCTGAGACTACTGTAGCAGATGAATCTACAGAACTAGTAGTAGCTAAAAGTGATGAAGAAGTAGAACAACCAAAAGAAGCGCCTGACATGGCAACTCTTTTAAAATCAGCGTTAGATAGTGCTCTGGCCCCGTTACAAGAGGCCTTAAAAGCAGTATCAGATGCAGTTGATAATACTAATACCACCGTAACTGGGTTAGCCGCTAAGCATGATGAGCTGGCTACCAAAGTGGCGGAGGTTGATGTGGTAGCTAAGAAAGCGGCTACTACTATAAGTAATACGGTCATTGGCGGTGCTCATGATGACGGTGACGATGCCCCTACAGTAATTACGGGTAGTGTTACTAAATCTGAGTATGACTGGGAAGACACCGCTATTGCTCGTCAGCGAAACAAAAAGCAACACTAGTCGGCAAGTAGTTACAATAACTTAATGAAATAAGGAGTATTAAAATGAAGAACCAAGACATCATCAAGAAAGCCGACCTTGCGCTAGCTGACTTGAGTGCAGACGGAGGCTTATTGCTTCCAGAACAATCAGACCGTTTTATTCAGGTTATGGTTGATAGCCCTACCATCTTAAACAGCGCTCGTGTTGTTAAGATGTCTGGCCCACAACGAAACATTAACAAGATTGGCTTCGGCTCACGTATCTTGCGCCCAGCAGTATCAGGTTCAGCACTAATCGCAGGTGACCGTGCTAAACCTACTACTAGCCAAGTTCAGTTGAACACGAAAGAAGTGATTGCCGAAATCAACTTGCCCTATGATGTAATTGAAGACAACATCGAGCGTGGTTCTATCGGTGGCACATTACAACAAGGTGCTGGTGGTCTACATGACACTATCTTGACCTTGATTGCAGAACGTGCGGCCTTGGACTTAGAAGAGTTGATTCTCTTAGGTGATACAGCTTCTGGTGATGCATACTTAGCATTGTTAGATGGTTACTTGAAACAAGCTACAGCCCACGTTGTTAACGGTGGCGCGGCTACAATCAGTAAAGCCTTATTCAAAGCTGGTGTAAAAGCCATGCCTGATAAGTACTTACGTAACCGTAGTGCGTTGTCTCACTTTATCTCTGTTGATAACGAAACAGAATACCGTGATACATACGCTAACCGTAACACTCAACTAGGCGATGACCAGTTGCAAGGTAACAACAAAATCTTTACATTCGGCTCAGAAGTACGTGCAGTGCCTTTAATGCCAGCGGCAAAAGGCTTGTTCACTGACCCAATGAACTTGATTTTCGGTGTGCAACGTAAAATCAACATCGAGTTTGACCGTGACATCCGCGCTCGTACTTTCGTGATTGTGCTGACAGCTCGTATTGACGCACAAATCGAAGAAACAGATGCAGTTGTGTCATACACAAATATCGGTTAGTATAGTCATGCTAGTCTGACAGGAGGGTGGGGGATTAGTCTCTCACCCTTTTATTTTATACATAATCAAGGAGGCTGAAATGGCTATCAAGAAAGCAGTAGAAGTAAAAGATACACCTAAGGCAACTGGTGTAGCAAAAGAAGAGCAGTCTGGTAAGGACTGTATTGTTCTAACTAATTTAAGTACCTACATTGTGGGAGACTACCTATTTAAGAAGGGTGTAGCCTACGCAGTACCGGAAGAAGAGTTGTCAGCATTACTTAGCTATACAGACCCAGTTGGTCGTTTGGTATTTGATAAGGCTGTGGCAGAAGAATATGTAGACTATACAGGTCCTAAAGGTAAGGTCTCTGATGACACTGGTACAGCTATGACTGATGCAGACATAGTTATCACCCATGCACCAGTAGCAACCAAGGCAGTTGCTGGTGAAGCGACATCGGAAGAAGCAGAAACTATCACCATTTAATTGGAGTACTACCGTGGCTATTGTTAAGATTATTGATGCTAAAACTGTTATAGCTCGAATGGGCATACAGGACTATGATGGCGTGTCAGAAACAATAGCCTCTTCTATTCGAGCGGCTGAGTCTAGGTTTCAGGCTATACTTGATACTAGATTCGACCCAGTAAGCACCACTGATGTGTTCTTTGTGAGGGCTGATAAGTTTCCGGTAGTTGAGGACGGGTATTTCAGGCTACGTCTTAAAAGGGCTTTCGTTAACCCATCACTAGCTGTGGTTGTACATGAGTCAGAGACTATAGGAGGCACAACCACCGTTGTTAGTAGTGCCAATTACCTTATAGATAAGCAAAAAGGTATCGTGTACATAGCAGAGTCTTTTGCGAATAAGTACATACTAGTCACTTACGCGGCTGGGTTCTCAGATAGCAACCCACCACCTGACTGGCTTAAAGAGGCATTGCTCTCTTATATGCCTTACGCAATGAATAACCACCAGCCTACTAATAGGAACGATGCCCAAGGGCCACGACTCGCCAAGGTAGCCGACATATCAGGGGAGATACTAGCCCCATACATGCGAGGCACAGCATGGCACTATAGGCCGGTTGCATAATGTTCAAGCTTGCTATAACCACCCCTATATCTGGTCTAGCAGAGGCGCTAAAAGCTCTTAACAAAGAACTGGATACAACCCGTATAGAGGATGAGGCATCAGCCATGCTACTTAATAGGCTGAGGACTAACTTCTTGGCGGAGAGAACACCAGACGGGGTGAAATGGCCTGAGTCAAAAGCGGCTAAGAAGCGTAGGGCTTCTGGTGGCACAGGTACTCTATTCGCTAGTGGTACATTGTTTAGGTCAATACAGTTAACTAGGTTCGGGTCTCGCAGGGCTATAGGTACTGATGTATCTTATGCTCGTAAGCACAACGATGGCCTAGATGGAATGGTAAAGAGGCAGTTCCTTGGAGTAACAACTCAGGATGGACTGGACTACGAGAAGATACTGCTTAAAAGAATTCAGAGGGCCATAGGATGATTGATGCAATTGATTGCATTCGTGATGTAGAACAGCGGATGAAGGGGCTGGGCATATTTGGCGCCACTAATAGGGAGAAGGTTGTCACTGTTTATTCAGAGGATGACCTGCTTAGCAAGATGAAGTTTGCCGTTTATCCTGCATGCGGTGTTATGTATGAGGGCACTGTACGACAACCATCCGATAAGTCTTCTAGTGGTGCTGCGTGTATATTAACCGTAGCCTTAGTACTGATGATTGATGGTAACTCTGTTGGTAGCACTAATGACAAGGGTAACGTAGCGGCAGAGTACCTAGGATTGATGAGACAGTCATTCAAGAAGAACTGCGGTGATGCCCTTACAGGGCACAAGTGGGTATTCATATCAGAGATGCCTGTTGGTACTAGTGGTAACGTGACCATGTACTTGCAAAGATGGTCAACGTCAATCATAATTTAGTGGTTGTTCGGAGGGCAGAGTGGCTATAAAATTGTTTAATAGGGAGAGCATTATGAGTGGAGTAGTGGTATTATTGTCTTCTAAGCAAGAGGTAGGTGGCATAGAGCGTAAGGCTGGAACTACTTTAACAGTAGAGCCTCATGTAGCTAATAGCCTAATTCTGCGTGGTCTAGCCACTAAGGATGTAGGACACAGCCCTAAAGAATCAGCGGATGCAGATGTGGCTTCCAATGTATTGCTAGGCACGAGTAAGCGAAAAAAGTAACTTACCTAATTAAATTATTTAAGGAGTGAAGAAATGAGCACATTTGACGGTAATAACCACTACTACTCTGGTCAAGGGGTTGTAATGATTGGTGGGCGTGATGCATCAGGTAAGCCAACAGGCCTAGAACCAGTTGGTAACGTTACTGATTTGAAGCTGAGCGTTGCAACGACATCTTTAGAGCATAAAGAGTCAGAGTCTGGTCAGCGCGGTATTGACTTACGTTTGACCACAGAAACTAAAGTTACATTGTCTGCAACGTTGGAAAACTTTGTAGCCAAGAACTTGGCAATTGCCCTTCGTGGTGATTTGACAGCTAAGGCTGGTGCGGCAGTAACAGCAGAACCAGCTAAAGTATACTTCGGCAAGATTGTGCCATTGAAGTTCGTATCAGTATCAGGTCTTGTTGTTAAGCGCGGCGCTAATACGCTTGTTGAGTACACTGATGACTTAACACCATACGACTACAAAGCTAACTTGGCGGCAGGCTCTGTGCTATTCAATGATGGCTCAGTAACTGCTTTAGATTCAGGTGCGGCAACAGGCGGTGTAGTACCATCAGCAGTAACTGTTGGTGCAGACACCACTATAACAGTGGCTAACACTGCGGTAGCTGGCGACAAGGTAATCCTGTCTGGTTTCGCTGGTGCTGATGCGGCATTGCTAAATGACAAGGCCCATATAATTGTTAGTGCAACACCTACAGGTATTGTAGTTGAGACAGATACCTTAGGTAAGACAATTACAATAGGCACACCATTAGCGGTATTCGATGGCGCGGCAATCACATTTGATTACACTTATGCTGGTCAAAACATCGTGAATGCATTGACTTCCGGTACTAAAGAGCGCTACTTACGCTTTGAAGGCCTAAATACAGCGGATGACTTATCACCAGTTGTTGTTGAAGTGTTCAAGTTTGTTGTAGACCCTACAAAAGACTTGTCTTTAATCGGCGACGGTATTGCTCAGTTTGTGCTTGAGGGTAACGTTCTGGCTGATAACTTACAGTCAGCAGGTTCTAAATACTTTAAGCAAACTCAGTTACGCTAATACTGTTTCACTAGTTGTTCAGAAAAGGGGGCTAATACGCTCCCTTTTTTATTTGTCTATGGCATAATGTAGTCTCTAAAAACAAGGAGACCAAAATGAAGATTGTTAAACTAAGTGACTTAACTCCAATCAGTGCAGAGGTAGAGGTTGGCGACGGGGTAGGTATAAGGCTGTACCCACTGACCATGCTTAACCTAACAGAGTTGTTCTTGGAGGCACAGGATGAGCTTGTATCCCTGTATGCCCAGTCACAGCAACCAGAGCCAGACTTCACCACCGCCATTGTCACAGCACCTAGACTAGTTGCCAAAATTATCGCAGTAAGCGCTAGGTCTCCGGAAAGTATAGATGTGGTTCAGGGACTACCAGCGGCTACTCAGCTCATAGCAATATCCAAGGTATGGGAGATTTCTGCGCCAGACCCAAAAAAGCTGGTAGAGGCCGTTCTGTCTATAACAAACCAAATAGTGACAGCAACAGGACTACAATTGCCAGAGCAGAAGCCATTAGAGCAAAAAATAGAGAAGCCTTTGAACGGGACATCTCCACAGGCATAGGAAGGTTGATAAGTGGAGGGCATAGGCTATCTGATATATGGGGGTATAGCCTACGCCAGTTGTCTGCTTTCAATGTACTAGTGGGCGATGTTCGCACGGGGGAGGACAAAGCCCTTGCCATACTAATTAGGTACTCGCATCATTCTAGTGACAGTGATTTCAAGAAGTTCATAAAACAATTAGAGGTGTAGTGTGGCAGTACAGGCGGAACTACAGGTTGTAATATCGGCCATAAATAAGGCCAAGGGCGTACTCACGTCTGTGATTAAGGACGTTGATGGGGTAAAGAACTCCCTCAGCGGACTTAACAATGTAGATGCTGGTGATAAGCAACTAGGCACTATATCCCGTCTCGGGGCAGAGGCGCAGTCCACCTCACGTAGCTTCACTGATATGGTTGTGAAGGTCGGACTTGTTGTTGAGGCCACTAGGCGCTTAGTAGCTATTCCTGAGGTGTATAAGCAGGTAACTTCACAGCTTCGCATAGCGGCTGGCTCTCAAGACGACTTCAATAAATCACAGAAAGCAACCACCGATATAGCCCTACGTACTGGTAGTGCGCTTGATGGAGTTGTTGGCCTATACGCAAAGCTACGTAACAACGCTGGGCTTGCTTCTGAGGATGCACTAAAGCTAACAGAAATCATAGGTAAGGCAACTAAACTTGACGGTGGTGGGGCCGGAGCTGACGCGGCTATATTCCAACTACAACAAGGCTTATCTTCTGGTACTCTAAGGGGAGAGGAGCTTAATTCTGTACTGGAGCAAACACCTAGCCTAGCATTGGCATTAGCACAGGGATTAAACACTAATGTTGGTGGTCTACGTGCCATAGCTCAGGAAGGTAAGCTAACAGCGGAAGTAGTAAAGAATGCATTTTTTAAAGTGGAGGGTGATATATCTGGTAAGTTTAACCAGTTAGACATCACCGCTACAAGGGCATTCGAGAACCTAAGAACCAAAGCAATCAACACCCTAGGAAAGATTGACTCTCCGTTGGGCATCACTTCCGGTCTGGCTAACCTTATACAGGGTGCGGCAGACAACATGAACGCAATCATAGGAATAGTAATCCTAGGATTGACTGTGCAGACTAATGCATGGCTGGCATCAATAGCTACGAGAAGGGCGGCAGAAAAGGCCGCTCACATAGCGAGATTGAAAGAGATTGCATTAGAGCAAGCGGCAGAGTTATCTAGGCTATCTAGTCCTACTAAGGCCATAAGCACTGTTGGTAAGTTTGGGCCTGTGCCTAAGATAGCTACCACTGGTTCAGCGGCAGAGATAGCAGGAGCACAAAGGGCACTCACCGCAACTAATGCTGGAATATCC